TTCATTTTCCTCTCCCCTCTGGCAACGTTCGCATCTTTGGCGCGAGCTTACCAATACTCCTTTTATTTTGTGTGCTTCCGGGCATCCTGGGTCAACATATACCGCGTACGTTCCGACGCTCTGCACGTGCTTGCATTTTTCGTAATTCTCCATCTTCTCTTCCTCACAGATAATTTTTCCCGAAGATCTCCCGGAAACTTAATTCCGGGAAATTCTCCTCGAATGCTTTCTGCCCTGCCGCCTGCAGATATCGGTTGGCTTCTCCTGCTGGATCCTGATGCACGGCTCTGGCGGATGTCCGGTGGCATTCCGGGCAAATGTAGACTTTCAGTCCATATTCCTCTGACAGATGCCGATTCGGGCCGCCGAACATGTGGTGTTCCTCTAACACCGGTTTCCAACCATAGTCCCCCCCTCTGGCGCAGAGATAGCAGATCCGGCTCTCCTTGTTCTGCAGCAGGCTCTCTCTGTGCTTCTTTCTCTTCTTTTTCGTCTGTGGTTTCGGAAATAACATTTTCTCTCTCCTCTCTGTTACCGGAACGGAATTTCATCTTCAACGCCCTCTGGAATATTCATGAATCCATCGGCATCCGTCTCCGGGTCTGTTTTTCTCTTTGGCGGTCTGGCCGCGCTCGCTCCCTTGCTCTCCACGAACTCCTGCTCCCCTACAACCACATCTGTCGTGTAGACCTTCTGCCCGTCCCGGTTGGTGTAGCTCCCGGTCTGAATCCGGCCGGTGATGGCGATCTTGATTCCCTGCTGCAGATATTTCTCTGCAAATTCCGCCTGCCGGCCAAACGCCACGCATCCGATAAAGTCCGCGGTCGCTCCTCCCTCTTTCTGAAACCTGCGGTCCACTGCCAGCGTATAGCGGGCAACCGCACTCTGCTCCGGCCCCTGTGTCCAGCGTACGTCCGGATCTCTGGTTAATCTTCCCATCAGCATCACTTTGTTCATTTCTTTTCCCCTTTCTTCACTACCTTTGTATTTCTTATCCGGAACGCTCTTTGCGCTCCCGGCTCCGCATCTGTCTCAATGATTCCAGCAGCTATGAGCTCATTCATGTGTTTTTTCACAGTCGATACAGATATGCTGAGTTCATCCGCTATCTCTTTGTAGTTTGGCGAATATACATGTTCCGAAATGTATCTAACGATATACCTGTACACTTCTTCTTTAATTGCTTCGCCCTCTTTTCTAAAATTCATTCACATTCTCCATTCCATATCCCCGCTCATCGACCTTGCCTTTCAGCCACTCATAGAGTCCATCTCTGTTTTCCAGGATCTCTGCTGTCAAATTTTTATACAAGTATTCAGCTGTTCCCCACGCCGTCAGCGTATCCAGATACTCTTTCCGCTGCATCGTCTTTCCCAATATATCGACGCTTTCTGTTCCCGGATAGTCCTCCGGAATATTCATCTGCCCCGGCAGCTGCTCCTCCTGCTCGGTTTGTGCATTCTCTGATGCGTTTTGCATGATTTCCGGCTCACTTTGCATTTTTTCTTCTGGTTTCTGCGGTTCTTCTGATGGCTCTGTCTCATTTTTCTTTTCCTCCGCATTTTGGGACGTCCCTTTTTCCGGCTTTTTCGGTGCCTCCGAAACCGGCTCCGCCTCTGTGTTTACAGGGCTTTCCGGCTTTTTGATTTGCGCCGGCGCAATTGGTTTCGTCTCAACTTTTTCCTGCGGTTCTGTTTTGGGATGCTCCTCTTCCTGCACTCGCTTCCATTCCGGGCTCTCGAAGATTTTCTTCGTGATTGCGAAGAACTCCGCCCAGCTCATTTTCTGCGGCTGCTTCCCGAACTGCTTGATCTGAATATCGTTCTCGTACATTGCCATATAATACAGCCCCGCGCGGAACGTTTTGACTCCCGCCGGATTGACGATCTCAACCATCTTCTCCGCTTCGCCGTCTGCATATGCCTCGCTCTGCTCCAGCTCCTTCGCGATCGCCCCATTGGCTTCGAAGAATTTCCACACCAATTTTTCCAGTGAATCCGCGGCTTCCGGCACTGGTTCCTCTTTGTTGAAATGCTTTAATTCCCGAATATCCGCCTTTGGCATCTCCGGCCGAACCATTTCTAAGTCTGCATCCGGCAAGGAAAGCATCTCGGAGAGCTTGCTGCTCCCCATTTGTGCGTATTCCGGCCGCAGGCGGTCCGAATAACCGTCGATGCTGAATTTTCGGTTGATGCTCATGAATCTCGAGATCGTCGATGCGCTCAATCCGTATTCTGCTTTAGCGAATTCTGTCACTGTCTCATAGCCATCATTTTTATATAGTTTCTGCTCCTCGATCTTCCGGAGTGTGTAACCAATCCGCACAAAACTCTCCTGCACGCCGATCAAGTCCCGCTTAAGGCTCTCTTTCATCGCAAGCCAGTCATCCAGGGTTAATTGTGTATATTCTTCCATACCTACCTCCTATGCTGTCATTGTCATCATTTCACTGGTTTCTTCCTGCAGAGTTCCGCTTTTCAGCTTCTCCAGATAATTGTCCAGCCAGCTCTGAATTTTTTCTTTGTCCGGCTTTGTATCCCTTTCTCCATACCACTGCACTATTCTCTTTTGTTCCGGATTGATTTCGATGGTGATGTACGGTGTTTCTGGTTCTTTTTGTAATCGCATCATCAGGATATAGCTTTTCCCCTCGTTGTGTTTGCTCAGATAGTTGTCGCCCCCGACGCAATGATGGAGAATCCTTCCTTCCATCACGATCTCCGCCGCTGATCGGGCCGGCCTGATGACATACATTGCATCTTCGTAGTAGTATTCTTTTCGCAGGTTCCTGTACTGCTTCTTGATGTTCGGATATTTTTCTTCCGTCTCCCTCAGTCGTTTCTTGACTTCTTCCCGATTTGTCTCCGCAGTCATCTGTGTATGAGCTTCGTCTAAATTTCTTGGCTGCTGGTATACAGAGTTATTCAAGTCATATCCCCGTCTTTCTCGCATTGCCAAATAGTCCAGATACATGATGGCCGTATTTTGTATCTCGTTCATTGCCCTTCCGCAGTTTGTTCCGTAAGCGCATCCGGCATATTTTCCGACACGGTTTAGTAATTTTTGAATTGTCATGTATTTCAGCGCCAGCGCAACGTGTGCGATATCCAGCCCTGTTTCTGCCAGATGATCCACCTGTTCTTCCGTCCAGTGCTGATTGAGGCTCTTTTCGATCTGCAGAGCTCTCAGGAGGCGCAGATTTCCTTTCCCTTCGATCAGCTTTTTCACCCGCTCTGCTCGAATTTCCAGAAAAGAGTCCAGTCTTTTCGCGGATGCATCCACAACAATTCCAACGTGCCCGTCATTGATTGCTTCCGCTATCTCGTTCAATCCCATTTTCGCAAGCATCTCCATCTGCGGCGTTTTCTGGTATGTCTGCAGATACCTGATCGGATTTACTTCTTTCACCTGCGCCGCATATTCCTTTAGACCGCTGTACCGGAATATCGTATTTTTCAGCTCCTCGTAGGTTTCCGACATAATCGGTGCCGCTTTGATGTCAACGTTGGCAAGTCCATATAGATTGCAGTCGTCCCAAAAGTCTTCATTCCGGTACAAGTCGTGTTTATGATAGTCAATCTGCACCTTTTTCCCCGGCTCAAAGTAGGCTCTTGCCACCTCTACGCCGGAAAGTTCTTCTGCGGCATTGTACATCTCTGGTCCATCGTTCCCCTCGATGAAGCCCAGTGTCCATGCTTTCTCAATCTCCACGTACCGCAGCACTGCTCCATCTTCTTTGTATCGCTGTCCCAGGAACAGATGGATTTTCTTACTGTATTCACCCTTTATTTTTCCCTGGCACTTGTACGTTCCAACCGCGCCGCACATCGGGCATTTTCCGCTTTTTCCTTCTCGCGGTTCTTCGGTATGCTTCTGAAATTGGCTCTCGTAGGATATGCCATCTCTCCACCGCGCATCCGTTACGCCGCCGCACTTACTGCAGGCGATTTTCGCCCAGCTCCCGCATTTCTTGTAATACAGATGGTGTTTGTTGTGGAAATAAATTCTGTCCGCATATTCTAAGATTCTTTTTTCCGGAAGTTTTGCGGTATGTGCAATCCTGTCTTTCAGTGCTTCCTGTCGGCACACGAATTTTCGATGTTCTCTGTCAATTCTGGCAGCGGTCGCAAGATCATCCTCGTGCTTGTAGATGTACTGCCACCATCGCGCCTCGTAGTATACAGGTGTTTTTATCTTGCAGAATTTCTTTATTTTTTCCAGATCCTCCGTACTCTGGAGGACATTTTCTTTTTCCATCAGCTCCCATGTATCAGCTTTTTCTCCCCATATCCAATTCCCGTATCCACCATCTTTCTCCACTTTCTGCCGTGTCCACTGCTCTGTTTCTGGAAAATAATTCCAAAACTCCTTTTCCGTAAGGATGATCCGCACAACCGGCACCATTTTGGATTCTTTCTTGTTTTTGTATACCTCCAAAAACAAGTGCTTTTTGTTTCCAACGTTTTTAACCGCGGTCACTCCGATGTACTTCACATCTTTTTTCCTGCTGATTTTCTTCAATCCGAGATACGGGATTCTCTCAATTTCTTTTTTTCTCATCTGCTCCGCCTACTTTCCCATATAATATTCCCGGATGATCCGCTTCGCAGTTCCCATCCCCGGAATCCCCAGCGTCACTCTTCCCGCTGTCACGCCGGCGGCTTTCAGAATCTCCTTTTCGATAGGAATCTGGTTCCCGAATGACCATTTCAGTAACGCGGCAATACAACCTTTCAGCGATTTCCCCTTTTTTCTGACGCTGTACGCCATCAGTTCATTTTCCATGCACTGGCTTTTCAGGTACTCCACCCAGTCCTCCATAATTTCTTTCGGCTGCATTTCCGCAGACTCGACCTCAATCTTGCCCAGCGCGGCCGTCATCGGATCACACAGCTCCGGGATTTCCCCGGCGCAGAACAAATCCACGAAAACCTCCGGAATTCCGTTTTCTGTCGCCACGACGCGCAGGCTCTCCACGTCTCCCTCGTTGAACAGATTTACTGCCAACTCGTTAATTTCTTTTGCTGATTCCAGCTCTCCAAATCGTTCAAACATCTCATCTTCCTCTTTTCATTTCATCCTGCAGCCAGGCGCTGTATTCATGTCGGCCCGGCGCGATCGTGATCTTGTGGTCTTTTACTTTTTCTGCCAGCTGCTCCCACTCCTGCTGATACTTGATCGGTTCCCCACGCGTATTCCGGAAACCGTTCTGCTCCCATGCCGGGAGTTGATTCTCCAGCATGTTCAGAACCCATTCATCCGCAGCGTGGATCGTGATCTGACTCGGCTTGTGATACCGGCTGAGCGCCTTGATCAATGTCTGCAGTGTGGCTCCGTGCATTGTGCTGGTACATTCCCCTGTCTCGTGTTTGGTCTTTCCTCCGGGAGCTTCCAGCACATAACCCCAACTACGGCTTCTTTCTCGTGGATCGTTTGCGCTTAGCTCTATGTAGATGCCGGTCTCCATCGTCCTCTTCCCTCCTTTCCAGGCTGATCAGTGTATATCGCCGGTATTTATAGTGTGTTTTCGGGTTGATTCCCTCGTAGTAGTCCGCGATATAGTACCCTTTCGGCGGTTTCACTTCTTCTTTCCACCTTTTCAGGTACTTTTTCTCTGGATCCGGCAACGGCATATTCCGAGAATGACTGTAAGACGATTCTTTCACTCTCGGTTTTGCTTCTGTTCCGTCCTGCTTCTTTTCTTTCGTATTTTCGTCTTTACACATATACTCTGCCAGGAGGTGAAACGTTGGATCGTACAATTTATTTTGCTTTAATGTCTCCACATACACTCCACCCTTGTCCCAGGCACGCTGCAGGATCGCCGCTACATCCCCTGTCTCGTTGATAACAACATGGATATGCCAGGCTCCTTTTGTTCCTTTCTCCAGATTCCGGATCCAGAACAGCTCCACCCCCCTCTTGCAGAACTCGCTCCTCACCTTTCTCCATGCTTTCTGAAAATCCCTCTTCGCGTGTCTCATGCTTTTCGGCCTGTTGTGCACAGCATAGGTCAGTGTGGCGAAGCAATCTCCTGGGCGGAAATACTGTATCAACCTTCTCTGGCAGTTTTTCACCTTCGTTCGGTGGTTTGCCTCCTTCATCTGCTCCGGAGTCACTTCTCTTTTCTCTTTTTTCGTTCCCCCAGGTCCTCCATATCTCCCGTCATGAAATTCATCAATATCCAGAACGGTTCCTCCCCGGAGCTTATATATTTTCTTCTTAATCGCCATCTCTTATGTCCCAACTTTAATCTCTTTATCGAGGTTTAACAGGGGACTTTCTCCCCTTATTTTTTCAATATTTTCTTTGACTTTCGATGCCGATCGTGATAAGATAGATATCGAAAAAACACTTCTAAATCCCTGTCCTACATGTTTCTCAGCATGTAGGACGCTTTTTTGTCTTTTCTTCAAGATCTTCATATCTTCCCAGCTTGTCTACCAAGTCTCCGTAAGCAAATACAGAGTTCATCTGGCTTTCCAGCCGGAATGTTCCGGCGTGATCCATCCAGATCCGGTACGTTCCGTCTGGATTTTTTACTGTCAATCTTTCTTTTGCCATTTTTTATCACCTCTAAACAACATACTTGCTCCGCAGTTCATCCAAATCGAAAACACCTCGTCCTTATGGCGTGCGATCCGCTCCTCTTCTTCTGCTTTACGCTTTGCGATCGTCTCCCATATCCGCTTGACTGCCCAGCCGGCGGCAGCAATTCCGAGGCCTGCGGCCATCTGAAACGGCTTCCACTGCTCCACTCCCGCAAAATAGATCCATGTTCCTGCTACTCCTGCCATAACGGCAATTACGTTCTGTACTTTCAATGCCTCTGCCTCCACTCCTCGAATTTTTCCGTGTCAAAAATGACCGGACTGTTTTTCTTCCGCGGATCAACTTTCCGTGCTACGCCCTCCGGTGCGTACATGATCGCCCGGTTCAGGACTTCTCTTCCGATCAGCGGATTCTCCATTCTCAGCAGCTCCGCTTTTCTCATGTAGCGCGCCGGATACTCGACGCGCATCGGTTCTTTTTTGCTGGCACTGATTACGTATCTCTTTCCTGTCAGGTGCTCCAGCATCTTTGCTGCTTCATCTGTGGTTATCTTTTCCATTCAGATTTCCCCTTTCTTCTTATTTTTCCAGCTTCTGCGATTTTTCTTTCTGTCTCTCGCTCATCGCCGCCGCGGTGTTGATCGTGCCTTCCAAATAGCCGCGCTCTCTTTCGGACATGTGCGGAAGTTTTTCTGTAAGCTTTTCAAGAATTTCTTTTTCTCTTTCTGACATATTCGCCACTCCTTTTCTGTCTTATTTTGCTTTATGAACGTATTATAACGCATTACTAACGCATTGTCAACGTATTTTTCGCATTTTTTCTTTTAATTTACGTTGACAACGTATTTTGCAGGTGTTATAATATTTTTAGAAACGGAGGTGAGAAAACATTGAACGAACGCATAAAGGAGTTAAGAAAAGCTCTCGGATTATCCCGAGAGGAATTCGCCAATAAATTAGGTTTAAAAAGCAGAGGGAAAATTGAAAATATTGAACTCGGTCGGACCAATCCCGATGAACCTTTTTTAGATTTGATTTGTGCGACATTCAATCTTAATCCTGAATGGCTCCGCACAGGAGATGGCGAAATGTTTGCCGAATTATCTAAGGACGAACAAATTGAAGAATTTATCGGAGATTTGCTTTCTAATGAAGAAGATTCTTTCAAACGCCGCCTGATTTCTGGTTTGGCTGCACTGGATGAAAACGGATGGAGCGTTTTAGAAAATTTCCTTGATTCCATCCAAATAAAAAAGGGCTGAGTTATCTCAGCCCCAAGAGTGCTCGAATATGAATGTAAATCATTCTCAATTGTTTTTGATTTGCATGGTCGAGCATCTCAATTATAATTTTTTTGTAGTCCATATGTACGCCCTCCGATCTCTAGCCTTATTATATACGAACGTTCGTTCGATTTCAATATCTTTTTTTCGAACGTCCCTTTACTAATAATACGAGATCTTCGGGCGAAAATTAGTATTTTTTGACATTTGTCCGGGTTCCCGGACACTTATTTGTACGGACTGTCGAATAAGTCTGTAATCCGCACTTTCAGGCCTTTGGCGATGGATTCCATCGTGTCGATTCTCGGCATTCTTCCGCTGCAGATATCTTCCAGCGTAGATTTTGGGATTCCAGTCAGTAAGGCCGCCTGGCGGAGCGTCAAATTTCTTTTGTATATGATGTCTTGAATTAATATTTTCATGACATTATAGTTCCCGATATTCGGGAAATTATACTTCCAGAAAGGGGGAATCGTTATGGGTATGCGATTCAAAAAGAGTAAGAAAATTGCTCCAGGCGTCAAACTGAACGTCTCCAATAAGAGCGTTGGTGTTTCTGTTGGCGGGAAAGGTGTTCATCATTCTGTGAGTAGCAGCGGTCGAAAGACAACCACTGTAAGCGCACCTGGTACCGGACTGAGCTACGTTAAAACTTCCGGTGGAGGATCTCGTAAAAGGAAATCCTCTAAAAAAGCGCAAAGTGGAACCGTCGGATGTGGCACTATCCTGCTCGGCTTCATTCTGTTTTTCCTGATCGTCGGTGTCTTCTCAAGCGGGTTCAGTAGCGGGCGGAAGAAAGCAGCCGAAGCCGCGGCTTCATCCTCTTCCGCGGCTTCATCTTCCACCGTTTCTGCTGTGTCTGAGACCTCAACGCCGACTCCCACAGAAGCGCCCGTGGAAACGAAAGTAATGTACTCCAAGTCATCGCTCAACATTCGAGCCGCTGCAAGCGCGGATGCCGAAAAGCTCGGCACGTTCTCGGCTGGCGACTCTGTTACCGTTATCAGCTCCGAAAACGGCTGGTCTAAGATCGACTACAATGGAACAGAGGCTTACGTGGCAAGTGATTATCTTTCCGATACACAGCCAACCGCTGCTCCCGCCGCTACACAGGCTCCGGCATCGTCCGATCAGCAGGAAACTATGGTATGGGTTTCTGATTCCGGAAAGAAATATCATTCCAAATCAAGCTGCAGCAATATGTCAAATCCGCATCAGATCTCGTTATCCGATGCGCAGGCGCAAGGATACACGCCTTGCAAGAAATGTCATTAAAAAGTAAATAAAAAAATCCGCCCCGGTGCGCCAACACCAAGGCGGGGTTGCATCCAGATAATGGACACAGGTACCATCTGTATATTACCATTTTCTGGAACAGGTGTCAAAACGAACATTCGTTTCTCGATGCCTGTTATTTTTGCACCCTTTTTCAGAAAATGGAGGTATAGAACATGGCAAAAGCAAAATATACACGTCAAAAAAACGGATATTTCCAGGCCCGCGTATGGGACGGCACCTATCAGGGGACCCAGAAACACTATATCACGATCCGATCAAAGAAGAGCAGCAAAGATCTGGAAGAAAAGGTTGCTCAGTACAACAACAAAATCAAAAATATGGAGGCAGTCCGCGATAAACACATCCTGTTTCTGGATTACGCTCACAAGTGGCTTACCGTCTATAAGTCCGAAGCGGCCAACAATACAAAACGAATGTATCTCAACATCATTGAGAAACACATGAGCCAGATGGCGGGTGTGCGGCTCTGTGACGTCCTCCCGATCCACTACCAGATGCTCCTCAACGATGCCGCCGGCAAGAAGCGCACTCAGCAGCAGCTGCTCCTCTGCTTTTCGCAGATCATGCGGACCGCAGTGCATGATCGCCTTTACGCCGCGAATCTCTACGAGGATCTGAAGGACATCATGAAACCGGTCGACTACAAGGCGGATGAGAAGCGTCCGCTGACCGAAAACGAGAAGAAAGCAATGAAAGATGCTGAGTTATCCCCATCTGATCGGATTTTTGTGGATATCTTGTATGCCACCGGATTACGTTGTGGAGAAGTTCTTGCTCTCACTCGATTCGACATTGATTTTGTGGAGAAAACAATCAACGTCAATAAATCAATCGAATTTGACGATGCCGGTCATCCGAGTATCAAGTGCCCAAAGTCTCATAACGGATACCGGCAGGTTCCGATCCCTCCGCAGCTCTTCTCTTCTCTTGAGTCCTACGTTCGTTTCTGCATGAGAGGAACCCAGCTCTTTTCCATGCGCGGCGGCAAATTGGTATCTAAATCCTCGTATCGTCGTAAAT